AGTCGTCGCTCCGTCGTAAGCCGTGTCAAAGCATGTTGGAACAAGGGAGCTGCCTTTTGATGCGCCCCAGAGGTTCCACGCATTTCTCTCTGGGTCAAAAACAACACACACCCTCGCAAGCATTTCTTGCACATTCCCATGGCTTGCGTTGTCTGAATACACATCATCTAAGTGCGTACCGGCCACAGGCAAACTCCACCAAAATAAATTGCGAACAGCATCGTATCCGCCGCAAGCAAACTTAAGTTGCGACTTTAAAACCTTGAAGGGGTATGGAACGTCAATCATATCTGAGGCAGACAGAGTGTACATTGGGCCAAGGCTCCACCCTTCTTCAGTAAACATGTCATCAAGGTCTACAGAAATCTTTTGAACGGATTGGCCGGATAGCGCATAGATGCCATCTACGCTTAAAAATAGCGTAACTCCCCTTCCTTGCACAATGCAGCGAGGAGATACGCAGCCAATCCCCCGAGCAATTCTCCCCATACTTTCGGGCCTTCCAGATTGCTGGCTAAATGCCCCGTAGTACACAGAAGACATTGTAAACGCATACAGCCCAACGCCTTGGCCTAGAAGCCCAGTTACAGTTTCTCCTGTATCAAGCGCCACAAATCGATCTGCTTTCACAGCCGTAGGATCACCTGGGTCAGAAAAATAAATAGCACTGCGCGGCATAGTGCCGCCAGCTCTTGTAGCAGCAACAAAGTCGGACGGTATCTGGTCTTGGTTTTCTGGCAAATTTATTGAGCAACTAAAAGTCTCGTTCCCCTCAAATCCACTGTAAACCATTCTACTTGCAGCAGTTGCAATTACTGTGGCATCTGGCACTTCTTCTAAATAAGGGAACACATCTTTTTTTGCCCCTATGTTCCCAACAACCGCTGCAACAAGAGCAGTCTTATTCCTTCTGTAGTTATATTGAAACACCTGCCCAGACGGAAAAGAAACAAAAACTGTAGAGTGCATTTCCGCAAAAACAGGAAAATTAAAAGGGCCTGGAGTCACAGAGTACGGAAAAGCAGAAACGGAATATGGCATAGAAGAGTCTATAACCGAACCCTGATGGTCAATAACCGCAAACAGTATCTCCTGTGTGTTTTCATCCCACAGAAAAACCATTACTAACCCAACGCCATCCGGGGAGCTAAAGGACTTTATGCCCAACGTGCGAACGGCAATGGCCTTTGTGGGTGTTCCAGACGCGACCGAAGGGTAGAACCGCTTTACCGTCACAAAGCCCTCCCTAGGCCTAATTGTGCCACGAGAGGTATCTACATTAAAAGACAGTGACGCCTTCGACGGAGGTGAGTCTGGCTGGCATGACACTCCATTGAACCCGTTAACGCTTAAGAACTGCGGATTAATAGCCATCTACTACCACCCTTGGGGTCCCATGTGTGCTTTGCTGGTCTAGCCAAGAATTCAGCAGAGTCATCTTCTGGTTAAGCTGGAGCAACACCGGGTCACTCTGCTCATCGCTACGCCCCTTAAGGACTAACGCAGACATGTACTCAATGATGCGCTGGTAACGCTGGAAGATACGCTCTTCATCTGGAAAGACAGGCAGTGTCTTGTCCGTTCCATCTTCAGCATACTCTCTGAATCGCCTTACAATTTGGATTCTTAACCGTATGTCGTTACGAGGAACAGGGTCTAGAAACATCTTTGAGCCCTGGATGGCAAAGCAGACATTGCTGTAACGGATAGTAGACCCACCGCTCCACATATCTGAATTGCCTTGCTCGTCCACAAAGTCCCCGTAAAATCTAGAGAATCCGCGACCATGGCGGTATAATTCCTCAAAATTCTTTCTGTATAAAGGGATTGGTGGATTATCTGCGCTTATCTGTGAGTTGTTTGGAAGAACGCTCACTAACAAGACATCGAACGTGCCGACTTCGTATGCCGGGAAAATGGCACCCAAGTCTACGCTCATTGTATTAGCAGACCACACGTATTCGGTTGATATTGTCGGAAGAACGTCTCGGTTCCTCAAACTTATCATGTCATACAGGTCATTCTTAGATTCATTGATTGCTGCAATTACTTCAGCATCAGACCAATGGATACCCTGTACGTCTTCTATTCGACGCCGCACACGAGTCATCATTGTAGAAACAGTCGTCGCCATGACTTACTCCTGGCCGACTTGTCTCTATGAAGTGTAGATTGTCGGTCTTACAGTTTTCCGTATCTCATGATGCCCCTGTTCCAACGCTGGTCCAGCGGCCTCAAAGTTCCTTGCTGTCTCCGCATCCTTGGCTTTCTTCTTTTCCAAGGCACGTCGCTTTGCTCGCTCAAGACGCTCTTTACGCCCCTGAGCCCGTTTCTTGTACAGCATCTCAAGAATACGACGGTCTGGGTCTCCTGTGAAGTCAGAAACCCACAAAACGGGCTGGTCCACAGTACGAACCTCGCAAAGCACAGCTCCGTTCCATTCGCCCACAGTCTCGCGCCGCTTAACGCACTGGTATACTACCCAGCACTGGTCAGTCGCACTCCACCGTATCCGAAGGTCCGGGTCAAAAGCCTTAAGGTCAGAAAGAAAGCCGGAAGGGGGCGTTCTATCCCCCACCCGGCCCATCTTGATTCTAGCCATTAGATTGCGCCAGTGTCTTTTGCCACAAACTTCAGGCGAACCCACGCCAAACACGATCCTGTCGCGCCTGCGCCATCAACATCTGCGGTCGTAACTAGAATCTTAGTACCAGGCCCATACTGATTTGACAGAGCCTTAGATGCAGCAGTAAAAGCATACCCCGCGTCCCCAGAAGCAGGAACAGAGCCCCGAAGAACGCTCGCAGAAGAACCATCAGCAATGGTAGTTGTTGCTCCACCACCGCCAGTAATCTTTGCCGCCGCAATCACATTAGTAAGCCCAGCCGTCGCGTCAGCATCAAGCTTAATGCTTGATGTTGTAGTGCTTGCAGTGTCAACCACAGCAGCCCCAGACGCTGTAATTCCAAAATCAACAATCTCACACGTAAGCCCATCGGGAACGATGAACAAAACAGTGTTCGTTATTGGAGTCTGAACATCTGCAATGTAACTAGAGTAATATCCCGGCAATGCAATGCTGGGCATAAAATCATCAACTTGAATTAACTTGGTTGGCTGCAAAAGCCCATCACCTTGTCCTGCCATTTTCTCTTCTCCTTAGCCGTCTAGGCTGGCTCCGCACCAAATTCTGGCGCATATGCATAACAAACAAAAGTATCAGCAGCGTTCCCAGTGTTTCCATTAGCGCCACTGTCAAACTCTACACCAATGTAGCTTCCCTTCGGAAACACTCTGCTTGCTGGATTTTCGTAAACTCCAATCCACGTAATGGTGCCATCTCGTGAGGTCAACTCTGTCCCCACAGCCGCACCACTCGCAACATTAACAGACGCAATCGCCGTAGGCACCCCATCTTTCAAATGGTACCACTTCAGGCTTGACGTAGCTGCCGTGATTGTCGAACTGCCGGACCCAGTAATAAGCGTAACACCAAGTTCGCTCAACTGAATTGAAGTCCGAATCGCCGCAGTAACAATGTTGCCGGCTGCCTGAGATCCATTGTTGGCTGCGGTGTCATTGCCCTGCATGGTAAAGCTTGTAATTCTGGCACCTGGTGCCATATTTCTTCCACGTACTGGCATTTCAATACTCCTTCAAAGAGTCAGGGGGCCGAAGCCCCCGTCATCCTTATGAGGTTTCCTGAAGTACCTTTACGTACTCAGTGTCAACTTGAATTCCATCGAATCGAGCAAGGTGATTAAGCGACTTAGCAGCAATCGCGAAGTAGTACTTCAGGAATGCGTAAGCGGCGTCCTTACCTTGAACGGCCTTAACCTCTCCACCACGGTCATCAAAGCCCATTGGAGAAAGCTCCATTCGCTCAAGTTCCGCAGTGTTAAGAGAGACAATCTCTTGGAAACCCATGTGAATGGTGTCACGGACTGGAACCTTCTTCCCGAGGATGCTGAAGGTCGGAATCTCAAGGCCTTTATTAAGCTTGAAGTCCGTCGCCTCATATCGAATATCGGGGTCAACGAGTCGCTGGTGCTCTTCCAACATTGCTGGGTGCATCAACAGTACGCAGGACTGAGGCTGAGCCGAGCCCTTGTACATCGTCGAAGAAACGATTCGAGTAACGTGTGTCCAGTCGTAAGGCACTGGAGCAGCAGTCTTGTCGATGATGGTTGAGCGCCATCGACGGAAGTCAGAGCAACTAATCCCCTGGACAGTCCCTGTGTTCTTAATCAGACCACGAAGACCGTTTGCCTCTTTGTTGAAAGAGTTAGAGTGTGAGTCACCGAAAACAATCTTGTCTCCGTCTGCAACAGTCACTGTCTGAGCACTCTTCAATGTAATGGTTTGGGTGTCCCAGTTCATTGTGTCAATTCGACCCGAAGCTTTTGTTGCTCCAGTCGTTGCATCAATGATGGCAATCCCATCTCCCTCTTCCAAGAACTGAACAGCACCGAAGCTATATCCGTGGACATGCTTAAGTACCAGGCTGTTTGTATTGTTCTGAGCGCCATTGCACAAAGCGACAACACCAGTTCCGTCCAAGTGACAGATTCGGTTGAGCTGGTTAGCAGCATCACGCTGTGCGTTTTGCATACGAAGATTTAAATAATCCGCAAAACTGCCTGCTCCTTTTCGAAAATTTTCGAGCACAAAACCGTCCAGAGACAGTGTGTAGTAGAATCGCTTCAAGCTAACAGCAGACTGCTTGAAAGACTCTGGGTAGTCTACAGGCAAGAATTCTCCTGCGCCACGAGCACCACCACCGTGAGATCGAGTTAATTCAACAGCATACCGAACATCTTCACCAGACACGTCCCCAGAGAAAACTGGGATAAGGTCGAAAAGCGTAGTGTCCTGGTAAATGCTATCAACCATGACATCGCGATAATTTCTTTTCAGAAGATCGGAAATCAAACTTTGAGTTGTAACAGACATTTAATAGACTCCTTGGTTAATTCATCATCGCTTGCATAATTGCAATTGACCGCGCTTTTGCCTCTTCCCAGTTCTTTGGCTTCTCGTCAGGAATACCTGCCGTGCTAGCCGCCACGGAAATTGGCTTTGGCTTCTTCGCATCTTCGGTCCACTTCTTGCGAGCCACTTGTGCATACTGACCAAGTGATTGCATGAAATCGCCTACAAGCGCATCCGCCGCTGGAACCCCCTGCCCGTTGTTCCCACCTTCTACCATAGCCGCGTAAGCCATGGTACGAACTTTATCTGCAAGTTCATCTGGAACCTTATGTTTTTCCAGAGCACTTGTCACCGAATTTTCTACATGTGACCGAGAATTTTGCATTTGAATGTTCTGCAAAGCATGCGAAAGCATTGTCACCTGTTGCTTTAGAGCATCTTTATCTCCGCCGTACTCTTTAGCCAGCTGCTGAAACTGCTGATAATACGGATCATCAGGATCCATATTTTGCAGAAAGGCTGGGGTAGGGGGAGAGGCAGGAGTTGCATCCCAAGAGGGATTTGCTTGAGCCCTTTGCTGGTTCGCCATCGCCATCATGTTCTGCATGGACTGCTGCTGCATCGACTGCATAGCCTGAACTTGCTGCTGCATAGCCTGTAACTGCGCTTGCAATCCTGCGACTTCCGTCGAATCACCACCGGAAACATCTGCAACACTTGATACGTCTGGCGTATTATTCTGCTCTTCACTCATAACTACCTCCTATCCCCCACCCATTTTTACTTCTTGTCCAGCGTTGACACCGGGGTCCGTGCCAGCACCACTAGCGCCATTCATTGTCGGAGCCAAGTTTTCTCCAACAAGATTGGGCATTTGCGACTTACCTGCCAATACAGGGTTTTGCACATTCTGCATCAATGCTTGGTGTTTGGCAACATGCATCCTGTATGCTTGCTGCCCTTGAGGAGAAAGCATGTACCAAGATGGGTCACGCATTCTCTCTAAATGCTCGTCAATATGGACAGGATGCTCTTCATGTTGCTCGACCTGCATCATCTGACCTTTATCTAACATATCATTCTCAAACCGTGCTCGAGCCCGACTTGGGTCATCGTTACCTAAAAGGCGACCCATCTCACCATGCCGCTGGAGCTTCCAAAACATATTGATGTCTGGAATCGCGCCAATCTGCCACGCTTCGTTAATTTGCTGACGACGAATTTCTTCGTTGTACGGCATGAGAGCAGTGGTCTCGATTCTTACCTTTACGTTATTGGGCAAGAAGTCCCTGTAGAAAACCATAATGTCGGTGGGTGTTCCGATGGGACCATAAACGCTAATGGTCTCTTGTTGTGGCCCATAAAGCTTCCACAGGTGCAAAGCCAACTCTGACGCGTACTCAACAGCAGCAGCAAGGCTTTTGATGGTAGGGCCCCATTTCGCACGGTCAGCAGCCATGATAACAGACGCTTGGCGACCGGACATAATCCCCTTCTGGTCACCCTTCATAACGCCATGTGTGCCAGTAATGTCATCCATTACGCGACGTAATCTATCCGGCGCTCTTTCTACCCAAGACGGTAACGGAGGGGCTGTCAGGAATTGAGGAGTAAACTTTGCATCCCCTCGGACCTCCATAACCGCACCAGGAACATTTGGGACTCTTGTCACTCCCTTTACCAACGAGCCTTGCTGCGCCACTAGGCGTGGATGAGCATGCATTCGGCGGTCTGTCTTAAGGTCTGACTCTGCCGCATTGATATCTCTCTGTACCTGTACAGCCTGTCTCAGCGCCGCCTCTCCCCATAAGTGAGATGGAGATTCATGGTCGTACACTGGGAAGATAGGAAGCGCATTGCCAGGCAACCCTTCCTCATGGAGGATTTCGTCGTTGGCAATGATGCAGTACTTCCCATCCGGGTTATCTAGAGTCGGTCGCTCGTAGTACGATAAGACTAGAATTAACTGCTTTTCAAAGTCTCTATCTCTTAAGGCGTCATAATCGTCAAAGTTAATGAAGTCATCAGTAGAGACATCTGGATGAAGATCATCAGCTTTAGCGCCAAACAACTCCTTAAGCTGGTCTTTAGTCATATAACTTCGGACGATAAGGTTCTTAACGTCTGGCCATCGACGCACTTGCTGTGGAAACACATCAAACGGAGACGGGCTGTAGTACTTAACATCCCCAAGGAGTTCATACTTTCCCTGTGGAATTAGCACATCTTCAGTAAGTGGGGTACCATATGGAGAAAGGGCCATTTGCCCGTCTTCCCCGGTCATCACCTTCTTCTCTGTTTTGTATACTACATTGCCCTGGTCATCAGTCTTTGGAACGTATTCTGGGTCTTTAGCGCCCATGTCCCACATACAACCAATGAACCCAATTCCGCAGGTAAATGTCCAAGACAGGGCGGTCTTTACAGCGTCGTCATACCCTTTGTCATGGTAAAAGTAAGACAGAAGTCTTTCACACGCACGAGCCATCTGCCGACTGTCTCTACCTGGGCGACCCATCGTAACAGTGGGTTGCGGAGCATTTTGCATTGCGTTGGCAAGCATCGTCCGAAGAGACTGAAACATATAGTTGTGAGATACACGGACTCCATCAATCTCTTCCGAGCGAATTCGAGACAAGTCTACCAGCTGACCGCCACGTAGAATTTTGTCATCCTGTCCATTAACAGCATACAGCGTCTCTAGCCACTCCATGTGCCTTTGGTGCATTTTTTGACGACGCCGAAGATACTCTTTCTTTATCTTCGTTACTTTTTCGTCTTTCTTTCGTCCGTAAGTATACGACATTACATCCCTACCACTTCGCCTGTGTTAAGATTTATAAGGCGACCCAGTTGATCCCTTGCGGTCGGAAACGGATAGAACTGGCCCTCAACCCCTCCTTGGAAAGGCGTATCTTGCAACAGTTGCATCGCGGCTCTTTGGCGACCTGTGTCCATGGGATTAAAAGCCATCTGCCCCGTTACGTATGGCATGCCCATGTTCGCCGGCCCCCCTGGCGACATCGGTCGCGCCATAAACTCATTGAAGGAGGCGTCCATTGCTTGCTCTTGTGGCGGCATGGCTGGAGGGCCTCCCGCTGCAAAAGCCATCTCATTGGATGGAGATACCATCTGCTGATACGTTGACCCGTATTGTGGAGGCGCAGCCGCAAGATCCTGCGCCATAACAGGGTTTTGAACCACAGGCCTCATTTGCCGTGGAGAGAGGTTTATGTTGGGTGCCCCTTGCAGTTGGACATCAGCCAAAGGAACCTGCTGGCCACCAACACCGAGCCCCCTCATTCCCATAGGCATGCTCGCCCCCATTGCAGGCGTCCCACTAAGATCTTGGCGATACGCAGACTCGTTTAGGTCATAGTTATCGACCATGCCATCTGCAATGTTAGACAGCGAGCCAAAATCTCCCTGAGCGACACCGCCCTGTTGCGGAAACGGAGCAAAACCAAGCTCTTCCCGAGTTGCGCCAGGGAAGTCGGCCATCGCTCTCACCTCATCTAACGTAGACTGACCTGTCCCTAAGTTCATCTGCATGGGCGGAACCGCAAGCGTTTCTTGCTCAAAGGCCAGCTCCTCAGGTGTCAAACTTTCGCGCAACAGGTTCCCAGCGTTAAACTGGTCAGCCGAAATTGTAGCCTCTGCTGGCGATGGGACAAACATTGACCTTGGGTCAATCCTGCCGGGAGAGATGCCAGAGGTAAGAACATCCTCTGAAATCCCTGTGCGGCGTGGAGCAGCCGATGGAGCCAACTCCGGTCCCGCAATAGCGTCAAGAGTAGATGTGGCGGATGGAAGGCCCTCATCCAATGTTGCAAGACGTGCGTAGTAGGCTCTTTGCTCGGGATTTGTAAAGTCAATTTCAAGCGGATTGACATGGCCAAAACCAAACCCGCCCTTCATTGTCGCAGAAGACAGGTTCGTGTCAACAAGACCTCTTTCGTCCGTTAAACCAGCATCCACGAGTCGATACTGCTCCATCGCAGACCGGCCTAGTTCGGCAAGGTTTCGCCTAGTGCCCTCCCCGATTGCTCCCTCGTTAATAATTCTTGTACCCAACTCCGGGGTCTGCGCTAAAGTTAACGCTCTCCGATAAGCAAGAGAATCTTGTTTTTCCTTAGGAGTTAAATACTTTGAAAGCGACCTTCTGTCTGTTGCAGTAAGATTTGGGTCTGTGGCAATCAGATCTTTTGCCTGAAGCTTCATGGCGTCTGCCTTGCCCAACTCTTGAGCAATGTTTCGGTCTGCCAAGTCTTTGTTTGCTTGAGTGTTCGAGACGGTGTTTGCTGCGTCACCCACCGCTTCGTCCGCTTCCGATAGCGCATCTACGCCAGCAAGAACGCCCTGCCCAGCCACACCCGTCCCGGCCTTCACCGCGCCCTCGATGGCATCTTTTTTTGACGCCTTACCCCTCATAGCCTTAGTTGCTTGGTCGGTGCCATATGAGGCAATAGGCGCAAGGAGTGGACCCACAACTGGAATTTGAGATACAGCAGCCCCAACAAGACTTGGCGCAACCTCCGCCGCAACATCACCCGCCTTTTCCTTGTCGCTTTTCGGTGACTGTGGCGTGGCTACAGTTCGCGCTTGTCTTTCGACAGGCTGCTTAATAAAAGACCTAGCCAAGGCGGCCATCTCTTTATCGTGCTGAGAGGGCTGCGACATCGGACCAACAGTTCCGCTGGCAGAAACAGGACGCCGCTGACGCCCTCTAACGTCAGACTCGCCAAGCCTCTGGCCCCTTTTGAACCCACGAGGCAACCCACTCATTGGCTGGTCATATGGGTTTTGCAAAATGTCCTCTCGATTCTTAAATCGATCAGGGTCGGTCATGGTATCCATGCCAGCCGCTGGCGTAAGTTGCGTCTTAAAGCGCATGTCTGGAGTCATGCCATATTCATAACGGTCAAGCATTTGAATGGGAATGTTATTGAATGGGGCTGATGGCGATACATTCTGGTTCAACAACGCCTGAGCCGCCAACCGCCTTCGTTTTTCCTCTTCCCTAGCCTGAATTGTGTTGCCAATAGGCTGCCTGTACCCACTTGTGAACGACATGAACACCTCACATGAACAACAAATTTAAGTCCTCTAGACTCATTTCGTCGTTGTTTAAGTCATCTGGCGCTCTTGGTGGACCTGCCCCCCACGAAAGAAACCGCCGCTCTTCCACCACTTGCGAGTCCATCGGAACCTGTCCATCAACAAAGAAAGCAATCATTGCAGCGAACAAAAGATCGTCATGACATCCGGGCAAATGGTCTGCACGTTTCCTCTTGGTATCTAACACGAAAGTCAGAGCTTCATCAAGAATTGGTTTTATGGGAATCTCTATTTGGTCGTTTTCAATGGCAATATCAAACATGTCAATGATTCGACCTCTCGTCTTTTGGTCCGTAGAAAACCCTGGCTGGTCAGTCCACTTTTGTGCCGCCGTATTGAACCGCTGAGAATAATACAGTTTCGGGTATCCACTTTGCACGATAAGGTGGGTCGTTAAGACACCCGGCCCGTTAAACTCAGGAACCAGATAAGCCGTATTATAGAAGTGCCCAGCCAAAACCATGTACTCAGAAAGCCTGTCAGGCTTGATATTGTTGTCTTTCGAGTAGGCCACAAACCGTCTAGTAGTCCTATTAAACACCACAAGGGTACTACTATCTTTACCCACGCCGTGACCCGTGTCGGCTCCAATCACATAACTGTGTCCTTTTTGTGGAGGCTCAACCATGTTAAGCCATCCCCGGACATGGCTCTTAAAGTTAAGCTTAGGGGTTTCCCATGCGCTCGCTGCCCAATTCCAGTCCTTCTCCGACTCCACGCTTCCCGACATAGGGGACTTACAGTTATCTACCCACATGCGTATTTTTTGATTGTTGAACCTAGGAGTCCCCGATGAAGCAAAAGCCTCTTCTGGGAAGGACGGATACTCAACATGAAACACATCAGCCTTACCACGGCACCGGAAGCTAATGCACCATCGCCGCCATAGCAACTGGTCCCAGCTGATGGGGAATCGCTGCAATAGCATCTCTTCCTCTTCGTCAAGCCGCAGTACCCCTGCTATCTTCTCTGCCTGAGCATGCTCTTCAAGCTGCATGCATCCTCGATACTCCTCTACCCTTTTCTCGTCATCGGGGTTTGGTGCCCACTCGGGTCGAGTCCGAGACACATAACTACCTGAGTAATGAGGGTGTTCAAACCACGGGATAAAGATAGGAGTGTATCCGTGACTTCCTTCTTCGTTAGCCTGGAGCCAAGCTTCGTAAAAGTACCCAGCCATTCCGTTTGCAGTCGATTCACAAACAACCATTGTCCCAGGCTCTTCAGGAACCGCTTGAGCAAACCCGGTAAACGTCTCTTCACCGTTTGCCCAGAATGCCACTTCAGAGCCATGCAGATAATCAATCCTGTCACCACGTCCAACACCCGCCGCACCCTGCTCTGCTCCAACCTTCTTACCACCAGAGCTGGCCGCTCGAACGGTAATAGACGAACGGAGCCCTGGCGTTATCCTCCTTTCTGTTGAATCGGGATTCTCAAACAAAAGCTCCTTCCTGTTAGAGAACCGAACCATTGGAGACAACTCAGAGCGCAGGTTTTCGTAGAACACCTTGTGCATCTTAAAGAGCGCATCTGTGGTATCCACATCATGAGCAACAATATACCCACGCTTGTTTTCGTTAAATACGCAGCCATGGAAGATGTTGGCCGCCATCAGGGTGCTAATCCTGTGTCTCCTCGCCTTGAGGATAATCAATCGTGTCGGCCTTCCTTCCTCCAGGTCTTTGTCGATTACGCTTTGTATCTTTGCCTGAGTCGGGAAGAGTTGTCCGAATGGGACCAACTGGGACTTTTCCGAGATTACGTTTAGGTGGCTCGCGAAGTAATACCTCCTGTCCAGAAGGCAGCGTTGCAGATGGGCCTGAAACTCCCTGTTGTATTGTTCGTCCTGCCGCATGAATTCCTCTTTCAGCTGCCTCTCGCAGCCTCTGTAATGCCTGTTCAACAGACTGCTTATCAGTGGATATCTTGGTTGTGTCTCTGTCCATACCAAGCACTCTAATGGTGTTAAGGAGAGCCGTAGACCTAGAGCGCACCTCCGCTTGATTAATCCGGGGGTCTATTGCCAACTTAAGATTCTCAAGGGCAATAGCTCTCCTGACCGGGTCTTGCCCTGCGTCACTAAAGTCCAAGGCTTCCGCAAACTTCTCCATCTTTGCAGCGACAAACCTGTCAATCACTTCAGGAGACTGCCCTCGTATCTTGGCCGGGAGCATTGCGCTTTCCTTTGGGTCTTCTTCGTCATTCCTCGCCATTCGATGCCCTCCAGTCCTTACCGGACATAACCACAAACTTATCACGAGACATCTCCCTAAGCCGGGACATAACCCTCTGCCCTCGCTCTTGGACAAGCCCCTGGACGTTTCGGTTCGTTGTGCAAATCATCTGCAATCCAGCGTCATAGCGATACATAATAATCTGCTCAATGGCATCAAGGCATCCCTCCGACACGTTTCTGTTTTGACCAAAGTCATCTAAAACCAGAAGCTTCTTGGTCTTTGCTGCTGCCAAAAACCTTTGACCCCAGTCACTTCTAGATGGGTTAGAGAAATCATGGCTAGCCTTATAAGCCTTAACCAGTATGTGCTCTGGGGCATAAAGGCCAGATATGTTGCTCTTTCGGATGCATGTCATAAGAGCATGCAGGGCCAAAAAGGTCTTCCCTGTCCCGGTTGGCCCACCGAGCATGGCGCTCATCTCCGTGCCGCCAGTCCGAACAACATCGCGAAGAACATCTCTGGCCGCCGAGTTTTCCTCCGTCTTATCAACGGGGACGGAAAGCCTTCTCTGTATCGCTTCCTGCAAAGCTCTAGATGCAGACTCAGATGGGTCCATCCAACTCAGTGCGCTATGCTCATGCCAAGCCAAACTACACACCGTGCATCTCTTCACATAACTGTACTCAATTCCATCAAACGACTTTTCTGTAAACCTTTCAACAGGGGCCTTACAGCGGCTCCCATCAGGCATTGTAATCCCGCAAAGGTCCGTCGAAAGACTCGAATCCTCCTCGCTGCCCTCTTGTATCATTTGTGAAGTCGATTGTACTATTTCCTCTAGCATCTCGCTTAAAGTCATCCTTGACACCTCCTTTATCAAAAATCTCTATTCCCGCTTCAATGTTCTGCTCATCACGAAGAAGCGTAGCAAGTTCACACCGAGTGGGAGACCCATGCCTCCACTCGTTTAACGCATGCCCTTTAATGCTCTTAACCACATCATCTTTCCCAAACTCTTTAATTGCCTTTGCAATCTTCCTGTCTCGCTTGCCCCCAGAACGGAATCGAGTCTTGGCCTTCTTAAACAGTTCAGCCCACAAATCGTGGACCTCTTTCCTGTCAGTCATCCCGCTGGAGCTTTTTACGCTCTTAAGGACTTTAGCCTCAACCACCACCTCTTCCCTCTCAGGCTCTGCAACAGGCGCTACAGGGGGCTTTACGACCGCCTTAGGCTCATCCTTGACCTCTTTGGTCATGTGAGCAAAGAACAAAACGGAGAGACCAGCAGGGAAAAGGTTTATGTTGTGAGGCATAAACCCTTCCTCTGCGGCCTCGTTAAGCCGTTGCTCAAGCTCGTCTGAGGTGTTACACACCAAGACTTTATGCTTTAGCATCTGCCGCCTCCACCACAGGAGTTTCCTCCACCAGGTCTTCGTCAAACGAAACAGAGTCGCTCCCAACGTCAGTGAAAGACACCCGGTCTTGAGAGAGATCGTCCATTGCCTTTGCAACCTCCTTGCTGGTCAGACCATCAATAGGAAGACGCTTAAACAAACGCTTCATTGGGGCCTTTCCGTACATCTCTTCAGGCCACATGTTGTATGGGCTGCGCTTATCAGAGCCAGCAGGAGACGCCTTCTGAATCTTCATCAACTCGTCATAGTCCATGACATAAACGTGACTGGAGCCATCCTTCATATCTACCCCTGCGTAGGCACAAACCAAACCGCCCCGGTCACGAAGAGCTTTCTTGTGAGTGATAAACTCCTTCTCTCCAACGGATTCGCTGTACTCAAAGTAGTCATTCTCAAACACGGTGCCCCACTTGACCTTACTGACCAGACCAGTCCGGTAGAGTACAGTGGCAATACCTCGAGCCGAGAGGATAAACACCGCATGGTTCTTGTAAGGAACCAAAAATGCATCACCCTCAGTGAACGAGAGCCCCTTCGATGCAGCCTGAACCACACCCATCATCACGGTCATCGGGTCACATTTGGCGAGTGAGGGATTGTTTTTGACCATAAGGTCACACTCAAACGCCAACTTCTTCACATACCCCGAGGTCTTCGTCAGGTTATTGGGAAGCATGAGTCCAATCTTGTCCTCTCGCTGCAAAATCGCCATTTCATACTGTCGTGCTGCCATCTTAATTCTCCTTAATGCTCAGTGCGCCTCGATATGAGGAACCCTCCGTAATAAACTTATCAAACATCTCCGGGTGCTCCGATTTGAAAGCAGCCTGGTTAAACCTTTTTCGACCATTAATAAGAGGCCACGTCACTTTATAGCGACCAGTGTCTCCCTTTTGAATCTCCTTCAGCTCGAATTTGATTCGATTCTTGTACTTCTCGAACATCTCTTTCGCCAAGTCATACTGCTCTTTCGCAGCACCATAGTTAGCAATCAAGTTATCCAGCCCAGAGCTAAGGTCCGAGACCTCATCCGACTTCTCCTCAGGAATAAAGGAGGAGTTTATAGCCCGAGTTGTCTCTTCAGAGCCATTTATCTGCTCGGTAAACGACTCCCAAAACACCTCACTGCTCCCTGTTTCGACGGTAGCCCAGAAGCTTTTGAGCATTGGCAGAGCTGTGCTTTCAAACCAATAATCGTCACGCGCCACTAGGCGAGTTTCGATATCCCGATTCCCAAACAAAACAACCACCTGAGCATGGTCAAAGTGCTCATCTCCAAAGTAGGAGCGCAGAACCTGCATGTACAGCTGCACCTGAGCCCAGTACGTCTTAGGAACGCCATTGCTCTTCCAGTGCTTTTTGTTGTGAAGTCCGGTGGTCTTGTACTCAATAACGCACCAACCATGTTCACCACAGGCCACATCATCTGGATTCGCAAAAAGAAACGGTATGTCTTTATGGGGAAGCATACCACATCCCCTGGTTAAGACATCAAGCTCTTCATTCTGCAATAGCTTACCCCTTAAGAATGGCTCTAGGAATGAACCAATCTCCGCTGGCAAGCTTGAGAAGCCCTCTGCTCCGAACACTTTCTCGTTAAACAACTCAAGGGGCGTCTTCCACTTGGACAACCCAAGCACCACACCCATGTCACTTCCTCCGATGCCTCCCCGCCGAGCATCATGCCAAGCCTCACTCTTGTCAGAGTATGGGCCCAGAATCTCATGCTCATCCAGAACGCTTTCAACCTTATCCCTTTCCATTTACAGACCTCCAATCAGGAGACGAAACATCTCCAGTCAGCAACCAAGGCAGCGTCACCTGTAAAACATTAGCCACCCTGCCCAGTGAAACGATGGTTGGATTCGTGCTTCTCAATATACGCCGAATAGAATTGTATGACTCATCAGCATGCCGACATGCATCTGACAAGGTATACATGGCGTAATTGTTCCTCATCTTAATTTGATGAAGACACTCCTCCTTCCGCTTTTCAATTTCTAGAAGCATTGTTTGCACTTCCATTGAACTTACCTCCGTGTTAGGATGTCTATAATAATCACTTTATTGTCGTTTGCAAGCAGAAAATTGTATGTATGAGCTTTTTATTGGAATAGACCCTGGGGTTAACGGGGCAGTGGCCATTTTGACCCCAGACGGGGACGCATTGGACTGTTTTGATGTCCCATTCTTGAAAGATGGGTCTAGAAAAACCATCAATACCCGCGCACTTTCGCACCGATTGAAGTCATTGACTCAAGGAAGACGTGTATTTTGCGCTATTGAGCGAGTAAATGCCATGCCGAAGCAAGGTGTGTCGTCTACTTTTGCGTTTGGTCGGGCATTTGGGCAGTTAGAGGGGTTGGCAGCTGCTATGGGGTGGTCATTAATTCACGTTCGCCCCAAGACATGGCAAAAGATTTTTTTCCAATTTGCTTCTGGCTCGGACACAAAAGAGAAAAGTCGTCAAATTGCGATGGGTTTGTTCCCTCGCGTGGACTTATCCCTTAAAAAACACCACAACAAAGCAGACAGCTTGCTTGTGGGCGAGTACGGACGACGTTACCAGAAGATGGAGGGGTCATGAGAAAGGCTTGGTTCTATATAAAGAAGCTCAACGAGAAGGGTTTTACAGACGAAGACATCATCTCGAAGACACATTTTCACCCTGGTCGATACCAGAACTTAAAAAAGATAGGAACCATTCCAACGACAAAGGAGATTCGCAAGCTCCGGTCATTGTTGGTCCTGAACACCCAGAAACAGAGAGCCTCTGCCCTCCATGTGTGGCGTCAGCCTCGAGTTGAGACTCCGATGGACGAAACGCCAAAGCAAAGTAAGGTCAAGGCAAAGGTATTTACCGACAAACAGGTGGAAGTCCTTAAGACACTGGAGAAAGAACCTACTCCATTGGCTCGAACCCAGGCTGTTGTGGCGTCATCTCTTCGTAAAAGCGGACTCGTCAAGAGCCATCTCAACGACAACAACCGCCGGGTGTATGAATTAACAGATTCAGGTAAGGTGGTAGCGGAGGGAATTACCGTTTCTTCCGAACGGTCTTCTTCTTCTTCTTAGCCACAAACTTTTTAAGAGCCTTAACAGCCTTCATCTTTGATGACTTGGTCTTCTTCTTTGACTTGGCTACTGCTCTTTTGGCTCGTCCACCACGCATTGTTCCTGGCATGTCACTACCTTCTTTTAGTTGCCTTCGCGCCTTTCTTCCGGTTGGTTTTCCGGGAAACGACGCGCAGGTTGCTTTTNTTGTTNCTTCCACCTTTGGACAAAGGTTTCTTGTGGTCCACTTCTTTACCGGGACCAGGCTTTAGCTTTCGATTCGCAGCATTCCTCTTGGCCCTCGCCTTTTTGGCTGCTGCGGAAGAATGGTCTCGAGCGTATTCTTTTTTGTAATTACGCTTTCGCTTTGGCTTTGCTTTTTGTGGCACTGGCTTTCTTCTTTGCTGGAGCTTTCTTTGCAACGGGCTTTTTCGCTGGAGCCTTTTTCGGCTTCTCTTCGGGCTCAGGAACCACGTCTACCACAATGGGCGTGTATGGAATCCCTCTCCGTTTACAATAGTGTATGGAATCCCTCTCCGTTTACAATAGTCTTCATGAGTCGCCATCGTTTCCTCCTACCACTTTACTTTGTTTGCCCAGTATGCCGCTGACATATTGCCCTTGGCAATGTTTTTCCCATGACGAGCCTTAAAACTCTTCCGCTTTGCTTTCATTTTAGCCGACTCGCCAGCCTTTGGCTTCCCAGCAGTGCTCGCGCCTTGCTCTCCAAATCGGATGGTTTTTACTTTATCACCCGATTTTGCAACGACAATATGACTTTTCTTGGGGTGCTTGGGCGTCCGTTTAGGCTTATTGTAGCCAGATACACCTGCGCGGGCCAGACGAGAATCTTTCTTCGCGGGACTCTTTTTCGATTTCGATGCAGTGGTCTTTCGCTTTGCTGAAGACTTGCTGGTTGTTTTTCGTCCACGAGAACTCGTCTTTTTTGCTGCCATTAGTCCACCATACAAACTCTACGATAACACGCCGCAACTGCGGAGATAGCTTCACTCTCTGTTTCCAGGGTTACGTCACCTACGCACGAACGAACTTCTTCCATTCCTTCTTCACCTGTGCATCCAACGCCGCCAGCAGCTACAGAAGCCGTACCAACCACATTGGCAATTCCCTTCAGCATGCACATGCCTAAGCCCCGGCCAGAACAAGACGCCGAGTGTTTTACCAGGCACTGTCCATAGTCGCTGTATCCATCCATCGTGGAAGGCGTTTCACATCCAGCTGCCGCCTGGGAGGCGCACCCAAGTGACGTATGCAACGCGCACTCGGACACAGACACCACTCCAGACTTAAAGGCATTCAGGTGAGCCTCTGTGCATCCGCACATCGACATCGCCAACAAAGCCCACATAGACAGAATGCATACGATGATAAACTCAAATGCAATCTCCATGGGTTTGTCGGACGTATACTTGCTCTTCATTATACAAGCTCCGAAAGAACGTACAGTGCAGAAATTGTTGTATCTGCATCTGTAGTCACTTTAATTTCGTATTCCGATGAAGCCCCATCGTTTAGAACATAGACCGCAGCAGAGACTGTTGCCCCTGTTCCTGTAATCTCACCCTGTTCAGGCTGGATAAGGTAGTTGGTTGTGCTGGCAGAATCTTCTGGCCATGCAGCCATCGCCACATCTGCATCGGAGAAGTGAGCCACAGGCTTCACAGAAATAGTGTGCCCAATGGTTCCACCAGATGCCGCCGAGAACTTAAAGTACGCACGAAGCAAACGCCCATCTGCCTTCACTCGATATGTATTGGTGGAGTTTACAGCCATAGATGCGTTCGTGGCATGTTCTTTAATAATTGGTCCGTTCATATCTATCTCCTCAGTGCCGAGTCGGCATTAAAATAACTCTGTCACAAGATATACGTTCGTGACATCTAAAACTGTTCCGCCGCCATTCTTCGTCGCGTTATCCAAGATGACACGATACTCTGAGCTTTGGCCGCTGCAAGATGTGTAGATTGCCTGGGAGAAGTCTCCCGCTGCGCTAATCGTTACCATCCCAAGGCCAGAGGCATTAGGGTACACAAAGTAATCAGGACGACCGGCGGCATTGTTAGGCCAGTTTACGTTCGAGCCCGAATCACTAAAGTGGTACTTGGGCAGAAGGTAACAGACGAGTGAACCAGAGGCATACGCGGCATCGACGGTCCCTTTAATAAACACACGAACTCTCTGACGCCCATCGGCTGTAGTGTCATAACTAGAAGTCCCAGCGCCGAGTGTTGCGTTGGTCAAGTGCTCTTTAATAATTGGAGGACCGTTCAACTTTTTCTCCTTATGGGTTCCCAACAACTTTAACAACACAGTGATTGCAGGGATAAGTACTTTAAGTAGGCGTTGTAAAAACTTCACGTTACTCGCTTCCTACGATTAATTCGACATCTGGTGTCGCGCTGATACCACGAGCCCTAATCTTTGTAATGTCTCTGGTGGGCGCACCCTCTGCTTCAAATGCTGCCGCCAACGGATTACCCATCATAAACGTCTCACCTGGTCTCAACAGCCAGGAGAACACAGAACTTGAACCATAGTGAATAGCCAATGCCACATTGTCGGCACCATCAAGGTTCGTGATACGAACATACTTTACTTGGTCTGCATCAAACTGGGAGCCGCTCTCTGTAGGAGACGACTTGAATTCAACGAGATCTAAGTACGCTGCCGATAGCTTACGAAACATATGAGCAAATTCACGGACAGAGGAAGAAGGAGTATAACCCCTCACTTTCCCCACATCACTTCCATCTAACACACACTCTTCTTTGATGTTTACTGTAAGTGTACCACTCGTCAATGTACTTGCCATGATTAACCCACTATTGAAACTACCCAGCTCACAGGGTAGGCATCACACTCATTTGTATCCAAGTCTGTGACATAAACAGAACCATTAACAATGCCCTCTGTAAATCCACGAGATACTAATACATCATCTCCCTTCTTCACTTCTACAGGAATATATGAAAGGCGCAAACAAATGAGGGCATGAGGCACACTCATCACACTCGTCTGACACTCAATACATATCACATTTGAAAAGTCCATGGGTCAAACATACGACATGTGATGCTACCCAGCAAGCATCTTCCCAGGACAGGAATGAGGAGGGGTGGTCTAATGATACATATATGTGGGATACCAAAAGGTACTACAGGGATACACTGGGTTAGATGTTACTAACGTAACATACTCACACACACTCATATAAATGTTTTTGAAGTAAGAAGGGGCCCTTCTAAGTAATGTATATATTCTCATATATACACTGAGATTCTGACATACTTATTCGAGAAAGTCAACCCTTCCACTTAAGGGCTTAAACTGGTGCTTTAAGAGGTGTTTAGAGCTGTTATTAATTTGTTAAGGGGATTGTTGTGACGTTAAGAAAGTTGTGTGTGTGGGGGAGACACTATGTGTATATAGGTATATGTATATGGGTACGGTGCCATGGGTACCCCCCCTTCCTCGTGTTTTTCCACGTCGACCCTATAAATGCCCCATAAACAACCCATAACCCCCTGATATCACTAGGGAATTGTGCTGCAGGATACCATGCAAAAACAGGGGATGAAACGTCGACCCCTTCCCGAGGCAACGACGACGACGACAACCGGCCGCAACGGATGACAACGGGCCACATAGCGCATACATCGCGCAATCATAGTGCCAGGCGCGCGCCCAGGCGTCACTATAATAATTGAGAAGTTGCCACCCTCAGGCCGTCCAATCGCCGAACCCCTTAAGGCTGAACCCTC